CATAAGAAGTTCCGTCATCAATCACACCAAAGGGCGGAATATCATCCTCGATCTCTTGCATTTTTTGATTGAATAAAACATCCTTAAGATTGAAATCGTTGATGTTTCCGAAGGCATCCGAAGAAACAAACCATGCAAAGAGAACAAGATTCATTACAAGATCATCATGATTTCCCATAGCTGCCTGAAAACTGGATCCTTTGACTTCGAATGACGCAAGTTCGCGAATGGTTTCACCATCATGAATTTTTAACTTATTCAATTCGATCAAGTCTTTGAGGTTTGAGCATCCAATTCGTTTGACTCTCTTCGTCATAGTGACTCCGACTCCACCTCGTTTAATCGAAGATTCCACAAAGGTGTTCTCATACTCATACTCGTAATATACCGTATTACAAACAACTTGGCCCGCATCATTATTCTCAATGAGAATCATCGCTTCGTTATACATCTTTGCGATCTTAATAATGATATCCGGAAAGATCAAAGGAGAGATCATATTGTCACGATATGTCGCAACCTGCTCAAACTCTCCATTGGTGATATCAATCACATTAAAAGTCGAGTAGTCTTGTCCTCTTCCTTTTGAAACATCGACCATCATCAAATAGTGATGACCTTCTTTTACCTTGCGATAAATCTTTGTATCCTGATAGACTTGTTTTGGATTCTCGTTCTTTAAACCAAGAAGAGCATTTGCGGAGATTAAAGTATTCGAAGATCCAATTGCCTCGTTTCCGTACTCCTGTCGAAACTGTTCTTCGCTCGTATTGGCAATGGTTTGTCTTTTCCATTCCTCGTCTCGACCCGGCACATCCCACCAATCGACTCGAAAGGCTTGAAACTCATTTGTTCCCTGCATCGCACCTTCAAGTAATCGATAGAAGAGTGTACCAGTTCCGTTCTGAGTTGAGGTGATAATGACTTTACTTTCCTTACCAGATGAGATAACCGGATAGGTCGAAGTGTAAAAAGTATTTGCGTTCTCCACAAAGGCAAACTCGTCAAGAAAGAGAAGATTAACCGAGAGACCACGTATAGAACTACCAGATGTTGCGGCGGCAATGATTCGCGAGTTATTAGAAAACTCCAACGATCCTTTATTCAATGCCTTACAGCCGGGTTGAAGAAAGAACGGAAGATTTTCAAGTGCCAGTGTAACACGCGACAACATTTCACGAGCAGTCGAACCTTTATTCGCCAAAATCGCAATGGTCTTATCTGCGTTGAAGATCGCATACCAAAGAATGTAAACCACACAAGAGATCGACTTACCGGATTGACGACAAGCCAAAACAAGATTGAAACGATTCTCGTTGAACTGTTTAAACATCTTACGCTGATAAGGATATGGCTTGAATGGTTGCAATCCTTTATCCAGAGTAATAATTTTGACATAGTTTTCCGCAAAGTAGATCGGATCATTCATACACTTGATATACTCGTTGATCTGCTCTTGAGTATAATCCTGTGGAAGTCCGTCTCTTTTAACTAGTGCGTTACCAAGGTATCCGCCTGCTTCATTCATCATTATCACGGTTTTTCAAAAATTTTTGTAACTCATTTGTTGAGCCTACAAAGATCGCATTATTTGTGGTCTTTCCGTTTGATTCTTCTTTGGATTGTGTGATTTCCTTTCGCGTCTTCTGAAGTTTAACAAGATCCTGTGACATCTCGGATGCCTGTTTAATCATGTTCGAAAGAACTTCAAACGCTCGAGGATGTTCAGTTTCGGCCGCAAGTGCCATCATGTTTTGAATGGCTTCGGAACTCATATCGATCAGTTCCTTCATCTTTTGCCGAGAATACTCTACATCATCTTCGGTGTCGTTATTGATCTGCCCCTGATCAACGGTTGATTTGATCTTTTTTGGAACTACCGGAAGATTCTTTTCTAAAGCAGCAACAATCTCATTTTTATCACGGTAAGCCATAATCAAAACCAAATGTCGTTGTTATGTCTGCGTCAAATGGTGAATTGTCGTCAACAGCCGCAACTCTAACATTCTCTTCTCCAACCGGATTCGAAGTCTTAATCGTTGGACTATCGTCAGTATCCAATAACTTACTGTAGTAGTAAGTATCGACGATGCGAATGATCTTACCTTCGGATGTTGTTCCGGCAAATCGAACACGCATCTCAAAGTCAAGCGTATAAATCAAAGTTCTTCGAGTCTCAAAAGATCCTTCGTACTCATCCGAAAAAGAAACACTAGTCAGAACAATCGGCACATCAGTTGATGTGTCCGGTCCTTCCATGTTCTTTATCGCAATGGTGTATTCGGGTGTAAAGGAGGGAAGAATTTGTTCAAAGATCTGTAGAGCGTCGTCTTGGTTTGTCGCAAGGATATTCAACTGTATTCCCAACTTATAGGGAACACTTTGCATTACGGTATTCTTTTTGGTGTTGTTTCCATCAATCGGAAAGAATCTCTTATTCATTCGATTGAGTTTTGCGGTCGTATCATAGGAGATCGAAGTAATCTCAAACGCCATTCTTGGAAGTTTTATCGCAATACTTCTATTTACAGCTTCATTTCTGTCGGAATTGATGCGAGAAAGGAACTTCGACTTTGGACCATACGCCAAGGGAACTCTTTCCATACTTCCACCCTGTCGAACAATCTTTATGTTATTAAAGATCGTTCCAAAGACGGCAACTGCCTTCTTCATGGTCTGATTGTAAAAGTATTGTCCGTTGAGCATCTTAAGTCGTTATGTTGATTTCGCCGAAGGGATTCGATTCCGTAAAATCGATAAAATTGTTTCCAATCGTTTCAAAGTCTACGTTCTGTGCGTCAGAATCCTTATCGTCAATTGTAGTGAATCCATCAATTGCGGTAATTGCATAAGAGGCGCCTGACTCTGCTCCCACAAGATTTCCAACACTTCCGCTGGTTATTGAGAACTGAGTTGTGCTTCGTTCCGGTGAGTCAAAGGATGTGGTAATGCTCGAAACAATAACATAACCCGATCCATCTGCCGGAGAATCACTGTCTGTCGTAACTTCGGCAGTGATAACTGTTTGTGGACTCTTATCTCCAAGACCCTGAGTAACATCTTCTCCAATGTTGTACGTACCCGATCCAGCACCCAAGGTAAGCTTCGTTCTTGTTGCAAACTCAGTTTCAAACTTATCAATCGCATCGACACCTGTGTCAATTGCCTGATTGTTGTACTCAAAGAGTTCACATGTAAGTTTAAATGTCGGAAGATTTTGTAATTGATAGAACGGTGTTTCGTCTTCAACAAAGGTGATCTCAAAGAGACCATTCGCAGTTGGAAAGAAGATAAGATCTCCTTCTTTGGGTCGAAGAGCGGCTTCATCGTCGGTTTGAAATCTTCCAATGAGATCCTGCCAACGTCGATCCGAAATAATGAGATTCATTTGATCTCGTACTTCGACACCAAACTTACTTAAGAGATCACCATCGCCCGCAAATCCATCAATATTCTCAACATACGCTTCAATCATAAACGCATCACCGAACTCCGACAATGCATCCTCGTTGAAGATTGCGTTTGTGTTGACTATCTTACGAGGAATATAGTATACGTCATGTCCATAGATTCTCAAAGACTCTATGATCAAATCTTCGTAGAGACGCTTTTCGGCTGTGGTGCCGTGACTGAAGTATACGTTACGAGGAGACATATTATCCTACAAAGAAGTGTGGAGGAGCTTCGTATCTTAACTGCATCTGTTCTTCGATCTTTTCGATCTCGGTGTTTGCGTCGTCAAAGATTTGTCTTCCATTGAAAGTCACTCCGCCCGGAAGTTGCATACCTTCGAACTTAATGAGATTGAGTCCCCACTGTTTCTTAAAGAGAACGGTTGTGTACTTTTTGAGAAACATGTCATTCCACACATCGGTGTATGTATTCGGATCGATAGCTTCGTATCCATCAAAAATCACATATTGTCCAACATCCAAATCCTTCAGAACATTGGCATGGAAATTTACACGATTCTTATGACGAGAATACTCGATCATTTCGTACATACCATTGATATTACGATCCACAAGAGACATATATTGTTTTGTCATCTCATAGTTCATAATTCCACCATAAGGTCCACCAAGATCAAAGATGTCGTTAAAGTGAATTTGATAATCTACCGAGAAGATGCTTGTCGATGATTGAGCCGTTGTGATCGTAAAGACATTATTGATCGTAAAGATATTGGATGAGTTTGGTATTTCGATATAACCATTATCTTTATCGGCCTGTGTGAGAACATGTTTTCGCAAGTTACGAACAACCGCATCACTGTGATACTCTTGGTAGAATTGAAGTGATTCATCAACTCGATCTTCGAGCTGATCATCATCCACATTGATCTCAATCACGGGATGACCTAACGCCCTAAGACAATAGTCAATGTGTTGTTGTCGTGTTGCCGGTGTTGCCATATTCTCTATTTATACTATTATGAACTACTAAACTCTCCCTTGAGATTTTTTCGAAATATCCCCCTAAAGATACGAGATACTGTTTCGGGTAGTCCTCTTCGAAGATTTGAAGGTGCTTCGGGTACTCCAGCATAAATCGACGCTGTATTGGTATATGAAGAATTTCCAAATTCATTATACGCATAGACGCGATAATAGTATGTTTGACCAAGAGTGAAATCAGTATCAGTGTAGTAGTTGATGTTTTCACCGACCGTTGCTATTTGATTGAAGGTCGTATTATCAGTTCCTCTCTCAATAACAAAACCATCCTCGTTGTTCGAGTTATCGTTCCATGTTAGATTGATCTCTTGGGCGTAGGCGATTGACGCGAACATCAGAGAAAATAATATAGTGAGTTTTTTCATATTCATAATCTATAGGTATATTTATATATTTTAAATGGGCTTTAGATCCACTCACGTCAGGTTGGTCATTAGAACTCTATACTCCCATTACCTGTAAATGTGTAAATATTGTAAGACCCATCGGTCGTAACTGTTGGTGAACCTGTTGTAGTCGATGCCTCACCAAGTACCCTGATGATTACAACACCAGAACCTCCATTCCCGCCAACAAATGAATTAGAACCACCTGTGTGTGATCCGCCGCCACCGCCGCCGCCAGTATTTGCCGTGCCGTCGGTCCCATTTGATTGACTTCCACCATTTACGGCAGATCTTCCTCCGGCGCCGCCACCACCAAGTCCTCCAGAACCAGCTTGATAACTAGTGGCACTAGTGCCATATTGTGCAGAACCACCACCACCGCCTCCATAATATACAGCCGAGCCAGTTATGCTGTTTTGGACACCATCTCCACCATTCCCAGCAGAACCAGATGTACTTGAAGATGCTGTTCCACCAACTCCTCCGGCGCCGCCACCGCCACCGCCTCCAAACATCATATTCAGGTTTCCTGAGTCATATCCTTCGCCTCCATTTGATCCTTGTCCGGATGTTCCAGTCCCAAAAGTAGAACTAGGATTGTGTTGTCCACCACCACCAGAACCTCCAGACCCAGCATTAAAGTAAGTAGGATAACCAGTAGAATAACCACCGTAACCACCACCGATAGCGGTTTCTCCATTAAATGAACTATTTGATCCATTTGTATTAGAGGTTCCGCCTGCACCAACGACAATGTTATATGAAAAACCCGAAGTGATGCTCTGATTGGTTTTAGCGATAACACCACCTCCGCCTCCGCCTCCGCTTGTTCGATCTTTACCGCTTCCACCTGGCCCTCCACCAGCTACAATAAGATAGTCCATTGTCGTTGGTGTAGTAGAAGTAGACTTAAATCCAGCTCCTATAAGTTGTTTTAAAAGAAACATTGAATTTATTTATTCCTACGCTGTTCCACCATCTGTTATAGTCCAACCAGCAGTAACCAAATCTGCTCTTGCGGTTGCTGCAGCACTACCACTCGTGTATTGCGATCCTCCGAAATGGGGATTTTGTGCATTGTATCCTGTTTGTGCTTCCCAGTTGACCAGCAACTCATCGTAAACGGTTGTCGATAGACCACCAGTTCCAGCCATAAAGCTGGTCATCCTGTTTGCAGTTACAGCAGTGATGTTAAAGTCCTCAATTCCCGTAATTGTAATTTGAGCAGTACCTCCGCCCATTGATTTGAACATATTCTGCATGAATATCACGGCACTTGTATCAAACGATGATAGATCAAGTGATGTTAATGATGAACAACCATTGAACATACTTAACATGTTCGTCACGCTGCTTGTATTAAATGAGGATAGATCAAGTGATGTTAGTGACGAACATGATTGGAACATACCAACCATATTCGTCGCACTACTTGTGTCAAAGCCAGACAGATCAAGTGATGTTAATGATGAACAATTTTGGAACATGCGACTCATGTTCCATACGCTGCTTGTATCAAACGAAGATAGATCAAGTGACGTTAATGATGAACAAGTACGGAACATGCTAGCCATATTGGTCACGCTGCTAGTGTCCAAATCTCCGAAACTGATACTCGTTAAACTAGAACAACCGTTAAAATAATTCGACAAACCAACGGACGAAATACCAGAATAATCAACATTTCCGAAATTAAATGTCGTTAGACTTGTGCATCCGAACCAAGAATAATCCGCTGTTGTGTAGTTTAAACTACCAACATTCTGAACGGATATAATTTGAGATCTAAGTGTGTTCCCATAGCCAAGCTGAGACGAGCCAGATGTATACACCGTCCCAAATGTTCCGCTTATTGATATTGAATAGTCCCCAGCGGTTGAA